GATCACGCCACGTCAGTTTGCCGCTAATGCATTATCCTCTGCGTTCTTTAAGAAGTTTATTGAGAACGTAGCTGATGATGCCGACGACAAAGCTTTCGAAAAATTCAAACAGGTTAATTCTGCCTGTGCGAATTGGCGCATGTCCTGTAACACCAGCGGAGACGAAGTTCTTATTGGCGAGCTGAAAAGCACGCTTTACGAGTTCTTCTATCCAAAGGGGGACCCCTTGATACGCGACCATCATCAAATCCTTGATGAGGGTAAATGCGGTCCTGGGAGCTCCCGAGATGCACGAGGAAAAGACTTATATACTAAGCTCTTCGATTCGTGTCTCAGTGTTACTGACCCTAGTCTGTACACCTTGTACAGTGACTACGTGAGTTATGACCCTACGTGGCTCGATGCCGAAAATACACGGCTAGAGACACATGGCGAATACTCCGTGGTTAAAGGAAGCAAGTTTCACTTCGTTGAGAAAAGTGATGACATCTCACGGTTGATCGCTATTGAACCCTCACTGAATATGTATTTCCAGTTAGGGCTAGGTAGCATCATCGAGCGCCGGCTAGAACGATTCTTCGGAATCAATCTGTCCAAGCAGCCCGATAAAAACCGCGAGTTAGCTCGTATCGGGAGTATCGATGAGTCATTTTGCACTATCGACTTGTCTTCCGCTTCCGACTCCCTTGGCTTACCGATGTTAGAGGCCATTCTTCCACGCCAGGTTTTACTATGGCTTAAGAAGTTTAGGTCTCCGACTGCGGAGCATAAGGGTGAGCTAGTTGAGCTGAACATGATCTCCACCATGGGTAACGGTTATACGTTTCCCCTGGAGACCGTTCTGTTTGCAGCTGTCGTCTCTGCTGCCTTTAAGGTTGCTGGTGTCCAAAGCCAGAAACCCTACGGCAATTCGTTAGGCAACTTCTCTGTTTTCGGAGATGACATCATCTGCCCGCCATCCGTGGTTCGGGAAGTGTTGCGTCTCTTAGAGCTGTTGGGGTTCCAAACGAACGTGCAGAAATCCTTCGTTGAAGGACCTTTTCGCGAGTCCTGCGGTTGTGACTGGTTTTCTGGTCTCGACGTTAGAGGGGTGTATCTTAAATCCCTCAAAACTATGCAGGATCGTTACGTAGCAATCAACGGCCTTAAC